GGCCAGTCCTTCGACGACGTTGCCAACGAACGTCTGGCCACCACGGAGGCCACGCAATGAGCGCGTCCTGGTTCGCCAACACGATCGAGCAGTGGCCAACCGCCAAACTGCTGCCCTACGCCAGAAATGCCCGAACCCATTCGGACGAGCAGGTGGCACAGATCGCAGCCAGCATTGTGGAATTTGGATTTACCAACCCGGTGCTTGCAGGCTCTGATGGCACCCTCGTAGCCGGGCATGGGCGCTTGGCAGCTGCTCACAAACTAGGCTTGGAACTGGTTCCCGTCGTTGTGCTGGATCATCTGACCCCAACGCAACGCCGGGCACTGGTCATCGCTGACAACCGGATTGCTGAGAACGCCGGTTGGGACGAAGCGATGTTGCGGGTGGAACTCGATGCACTGCGCGATGATGATTTCGATCTGTCGCTTACCGGCTTTGACGTGGACGCTCTGGCCGATCTGTTCGAGGGGGCGGCGGGTGGGGCGTCAGGCCAAACGGATGATGACCTGGCACCCGAGGTGCAAGATGCTGCCATCTCGCGCCCTGGCGACGTGTGGCTGCTGGGTGGCCACCGTGTGTTGTGCGGTGACTCGACCGATGCCCAGTGCTACGCGCAGTTACTTGGCGAGGACAACGTGAACATGGTTTTCATGGACCCGCCCTACAACGTCGATTACGCCAACAGCGCCAAAGACAAGATGCGCGGCAAAGATCGACCGATCCTCAACGACAACTTGGGCGCCGGGTTTTACGACTTTCTGCTGGCTGCGCTGACACCGACAGTGGCACGCTGTGAGGGTGCCATCTACATTGCCATGTCGTCCAGCGAACTGGACGTGCTGCAGAAGGCTTTTCGAGATGCCGGTGGCAAGTGGTCGACTTTTATCATCTGGGCCAAGAACACATTCACCATGGGGCGCTCTGACTATCAGCGCCAGTACGAGCCCATTCTTTATGGCTGGGCCGAGGGTGGGAAGCACCACTGGTGCGGCGACCGCGACCAGAGTGATGTCTGGCAGATCAAGAAGCCCCACAAGAACGATTTGCACCCGACCATGAAACCGGTTGAACTGGTGGAGCGTGCCATTCGCAACTCCAGCAAGCCCGGGGACACGGTGATGGATCCCTTTGGCGGTTCCGGCACCACCGTGATCGCTGCCGAGAAAACCCAGCGTCTGGCGCGCATGATGGAACTCGACCCAACATATGTGGACGTGATCGTGCGCCGCTGGCAAGACTTCACAGGCAAGCAGGCCACCCTTGAATCTACCGGCGAGCCGTTTGACGCCATCGCCGTCGCCATCGCATGACCACCGAAACCGCCCGAGCCTTTTACGGTCGCCAAGGCTGGAACCCCGGCTATGGCCACCGGATGAAAAACCAAGGCCGCCTGGTCGTGGTGGTGGTAGACGGCAAAGAGCGTATTGACATTGAGGCCAGCCAGGCCCGGTATGAGGCGACCAAAGACCCGGCCAAAGGCTACATGGCAGGCGTCAACGCCCAGCAGCGCGCCGTGCACCGGGGCACAGCCACACCGCCCCCGCTGCCCGAGGCGGCAGACAAGGCCCCGCCAGGCGGCGGCTTTAGCCAAAACGCCACCTACATGCAGGCCAAGACGGCCGCGCAGGTGTATGACGCCAAAAATGCCCAGCTGGAATATGAGGAACGGTCGGGCAAGCAGATCCGTGTGGACGCTGTCAAGGCCGAGCTTGGCCCCCGCCTGGCCACCGCGCGCGAAAGCCTGCTGCAACTTTCCTCCCGACTGACGCCGCTGCTGGCCGCTGAGTCTGACCCGGCCGTCGTCAAGACCATGCTAGACGCTGAAATTCACCAGGCGCTTTCGCAGCTAGCCGGTTCAATGGCCCGCATCGGCGTGCCCGCGCAGGAGGTTGAATGACCGCCCGCGACGCCTTAAGCGATCAACTGCGCGCCGCCGAGCTGATCGACGGCCTCTTCAGAAAATACCTGACCCCACCCCCCCGCATCGACACCGCCGCCTGGGCGCAAACCTACCGCCACATTGCCAAAGGCCCTGAGCGTGGGCCGTGGCGTAATGAGCGCACGCCGTACCTGGTCGAGCCGATGCAATGCGCGTCCAGCCACAGTTTGTTTGAGCGGGTCGTGCTTTGGTTTGCCACGCAAATGGGCAAGTCGGAGGTGCTTTACAACTCGGTCATGCAGCGCATCCACACCGATCCGCAGGACATGATGATGGTGCAGCCCACGCTGCAAGACGCGCAGGACCACAGCGCGCAGCGTTTTTTGCCCACCATCATGCAAACGCCTGCCATGCTGGGCAAGGTGGCGGTGCGTAAAAGCCGTGACGAGTCCACTAGTTGGCGCAGCCGGTCGATTCAAGGCGGCTTCACCGTGTTTTTTGCGGGTGCCAACAGCGCCGCGTCCCTTGCGTCCAAGCCGCTCGGCTTTGCGGTGGCTGACGAGGTCGACAAGTGGCCCGCCGACGTTGACAACGAAGGCCCGCCGCTTGGCCTGCTTGAAGAGCGTATGAGCAACTTCAACAGCCGCAAGCTGATCATTGCCAGCACCTGCAGCATCAAGGGCGCCAGCATCATCGAGTCTGAATACCTGGCCAGCGACCAGCGCAAATACCATGTGCCCTGCCCACACTGTGGCGAGGCACAGGTGTTGCTGTGGGGAGCCAAAACAGACTGGGGCATCAAGTGGCTGAAGGACGCCGGCGGCAAAGCCCGGCCTGAAACGGCGGTGTATATCTGCCGCCATTGTGGCGGCGCGATTGAAGAGCACGCCAAAAAAGACATGCTGGCACAGGGCCTGTGGGTGCCTGAAGCGCCCGGCGCCAGCCTGGGCAAGCGCGCCGGTTTCTGGATCAACAAAATTTACAGCCCGCTGGGCTGGAAGGGCTGGCCCGCCCTTGTCGAAGAATGGGAGGCCACGCAGGTTGAGCGCATCAAAGGCAACAGCGCGCCGCTTAAAAAGTTTTTGAACAGCTCCCTGGCTGAGACGTGGGAAGAAACCGGCACCGGCGCAGACAGCCGCGCCCTGGCCACCCGCGCCGAGCCGTATGAGCTGGGCGTGGTACAGCGCGGCGGCTTGATGTTAACCATGGGCGTAGACACCCAGCCCGACCGGCTTGAGGCCCGCGTCTGGGCCTTTGGCCGGGGTGAAGAAAGCTGGCTCGTAGCCCGCCACATCATTTACGGTGACCCCAATCTTGACGAAAACACCGAGGCCAGCCCGTGGACCCGCCTGACCGAGATCCGCCGCACCCCGTTGCTCAACCACGCCGGCGCGCAAATGCTGATTGAAGCCACTGGCATCGACACCGGCGGGCACAACGCCAACGCCGTTTACGCATACTGCCGCAACCATGCGCACGCCAACGTGCTGGCCCTCAAGGGCGCCAGCACCTACGGCAAGCCCGTCATCGGCAAGCCCAGCATGATCGACGTCACCTGGCGTGGCAAGACAGCCGCCCGCAGTCTGAAGCTATGGGTGGTCGGTACCGACACGGCCAAGCACCTGCTGTATGGCCGCATGCGCGTCACGCAAGTCGGCCCCGGCTACGTGCACGTGCCTGGCTCACTCAAAACCACCGACGAGTTTGAGCAGATGACAGCCGCCCGCCTGCTGCCCGTGGTGGTGAAAGGCAAGGCCAGCATGCGCTGGGTAACGCCGCACGGCAAGCGTGAAGAAGGCGGCGACGCCATGGTCTACGCCTACGCAGCGGCTTGCTTTTTGGGCATCCAAACCTACCGCGAGCCCGGCTGGGCCCGGCGTGAGCTGAAGTATGCCCCGCGCGAGCCTAGCCCAGCAGATACGGGCGCAAACAGCAATAAAAACGATAGCGCAGACAAACCCGTACCCAGCAAACCAAACCCATTGCTGCAGCGCCCCCGCCGCAGCGCAACTGCGAGCACGTCATGGTAATAAAAACAGCCACGCCAATCACCACGCTGCACAATCTCAGCAGTAAGCCCGTCACCGCCTGGGAGCCCGTGTGTGACGACCTGGTGGGCGACATCCTGGCCCGGGTCATTGAGCTGGCCCCGGCCTTCAGTGCCGCGCTGGCCGCGCAGGTTGAAAAAGAAACCCGCGACAAGTGGGGCGGTGACCGGGTTTATGTGCAGCGCCATGGCAGCACGCTCAGCGCCCGCAACGCCGCCATCCGGCGGGATTTTCAGGCGGGCGAGCGCGTGTTTTTGCTGATGCGCAGGTACAGACTAAGCGCACCGCGTTTGTGGCACATCATTAAAACCGAACCTGCAGCATAAAAAACCGTCTTGTCTTTTGCCTTGAAAACAAGACACCACAAGCATGACCATCTAC